TTTTGAGTTGCGGAGAGCTATGCTCTCTGTTGAGTATACTAGCGGCCAATAATTAACTTCTTATTATTCCCTATTTCCCTATAAACTGAAACGATTTACCATTAGACGATTTATATATGTACCTCTTATAAAATATAAATATGTTCCGAAATGGTCGTTAGTATGCTTTACAGAGATTATATCTCTACACTTTATTTGTCTTAAGGAGGAATTGAAATGACAAAGAAAAAAGACAACCTTACGGATTATATTGAAGAACGTCGTAAATGGTTGGAAGACCCTAAAGATGACGCTTGTAATTTTATTGCAGGTGAAATCTTGCCGACTGATTTGATTAACCCACAAACTATGTTTGATGCGTATCGAAAATTAAATCAAACATTTGTAGACAAAAACCACGATTATGGTGGTAGCTTTGAGGAGAGTTTAAATGAATTTGGAACAGTTGCTGGCGTTATTCGTATTGGCGATAAGTATAATCGTTTGCGGACGCTTACTAGAATGGATATTGGGGGAAGGGTTAGTGAGTCTCTTGCTGATACTCTTCTTGATATGGCTAATTATGCAGTAATGACTGCTGTATGGCTTCAAGGAATTGAGGAGGAAAGGAAATATCGTAATGAAACTGCTAAAAAGTAAAGGATTAACTCAAGCTCTATGTGTAACACTATGCTTATTATGTACAGCTGTTTGTGTTATCTCTACAGGTATTACACAACAAAAAGGAAAACAAGTAAAGGAACCACTCAGCGCTAAGTCTGAACTACCTAAAAACCAGGTGATTGTCTATCGTATTTATTACAATGAAAAAGACTCACCTACGATTAAGGTTGAACACGGTAATGCAGATACACCTATTGATTTGAAAGGAACTGGAAATGGAAGCAACCACGGCGGCTAAGAAGATTACAGGAAAGAAGCTTGTACTTCGTTATATTGGTAAGACTACTGAAATCGTACAAGTAGCAAGTGATGTTCTTGTTACAAACGACTCTATTATGTTTCTTGAAATGATTGACAATGTTGGACGACTACGTTCGGTATGGTATAGTCTTGATGGATTGGAATCATTCACTTATGAAGGCGATTTGAAGTATCTTGCTAGTGATAAAACAATTAAGATCTCGCCTAATATGTAAAAGAAAGGATTTATTATGAATGAAAATAAACTAGTTGTAAAACGTGTTGAAGAAGAACGCGATGAGTTGAAAAAGAAAGTTTATAAACTCGAAGCTGGTCTTAAAGTTCTTGACAAAACTCCTTATGTTAACATTACTGAGGAACACTTAGAACTACTTAAAGGACAATTATCAGTTATGCATCAATATTTAGATATCTTGGAACGACGTTTAGAGTTGCTCAAGCAAGATATTAAATAACACAAGAAGGAGTTCTTACCAGGGCTCTTTCTTTTTACCTCTCGTATAATAGAAAGAGAGGAATTATATTATGTTAGAACATTTAAAAGATAAAGACGTTAAGTTTAGATTTAATGAACTTTTTCAAACGTTAAGACGAGAAGTTAATGTCGTAGTAACGTATGCTGAAAGAGAAACAGGATATCTAATAACGGAAATTGATTACTTGTTAAAAGATGATGGATTTCAATTAAAAAGCGGAGGCTGCTATTTAGCAGGATTTGTTGATGATAATAATGATAAGGTGTTTATCGTTGTATGTCACCAAAAACGTATGGAATATTATTTACAAAAAGCATCTATGTATGGTTTTGAAGTAGAATCTGTATGTTATCCTTGGGACTACGGTGGTAAAGACTTACATTATCTCGACAAACTATAATAAATTGCCAGTTCTCTGGCTTTTTTTATCCAGTTGTATAATAGGGAGACATCCCTAAGAATTATTTTAAGGAGGACATTGTTATGTCAAATGTAGAAACTATTGTAAAAGGAATTGAAGAATATGCGAAGGATAACTTCGATGAAACTATTTTGAATCATTTTTCTAATGCACCAGAGGGACTACCTAGTGTAACATCCTTGGTAAACGAAGATATCGAAGAGTTTATCAAAGATGCTAATCTAGAAGCTCTTTTTGATGTAGAAGACAAAGAGGTTCAGAAGAAATTATTTAGAAAAATTCTATACTTTGCATATATTCAAGGTCTTGGCAACGATGCTGAGACATTTATGTTTAAAGGAATGCTAAAGATTTTAGGTAAAATGTAAACAATAGCACTAGCTTCGGCTGGTGTTATTTTTTTTAGGAGGTTGATATGTTTAAATTTGAATACGATGGATGTCAAATGTATTTTGTTGGACTACATAAAGTTGTTATTAATAAATACAACAATGGCGAAATATTTATAAAGTTATTTACCGATACTAAAGACAAAGATAAAGCTACTGTTATTGTTCGTTGTAAGGAATACTATATTCTAGACAAGAGTAAAGACTTAGAAGTAAAGGAGTATTTAAATGGCATGGAGTGATATGTTAGGAGACATGAAAGGTCGATTGGAGTCAGCTAAGAGTCAAATGTCCAATCAAATATCTGGTATAGAAGGGCCTGAGGAATTAAAGGAGATACATATGCCCGAATTCCCAGATGTGTCGAAGATGTCTGGTTCGGATATGTCACAACGAATTAGTCAGGCTACAGACGGTAATATCAATGTTAAACCTTCTACAATTGATGGTATTGTGGGGTTTGCTAAGGGTATGAAACTAAACTTGCCTAAGGCTGAGATTAAGACTCCTGGTAAATCTGTTGAGATTGGTGGAATGAAGTTTGATATCAAGTCTGTTAAATTAGGTGGCCCTGAAGGTATTAACTTAGATGCGTCTGAGATTAAACTTAACCAGGAACAAGGTAAGGGTGTGATGGAACAGTTTACTGGTGGTAAGTCTATGGAGGAGATTGAAAACCTTGACTTTGAAAACATGACACCAGAAGAACAACAAGCTAAGATTGATGAGATTATGAACCAGCAAAACAAGGGCATGGATATGAACAATATGGAAGCTAGCATGAAACCTAAGTTTGATGATGGTACTCAGAAGGTTATTGACATGTTCACGAAAGGTAAAGGATTGAAATGATTAAGACTTATGTATTGTGTATTGGTGGTTTCTTTGTAGTATTGTTCATTTGCGACTTGATTAGGAGTGGTTGGAAGAAGTAAGCCTCTTTATTTTCTATTGGTATAATAGAAAAGGAGGAATTTTATTATGAAACAACGTTTTATTAAAAAACATGAGGAACTTTTGAATGACCGATATAAAGCGGTAACTAAAGACAACCAGTTTCAATCTCAAGATGATTTACAAAACCTTACACACGCTACATATTATATGGGCGCTGATACAGGTTATGACGATTGTCTAGATGATGTTGAAACTACTGCCAAAAACATTGTGGCTTTTGGTGTCGGTGTATTCGGAAGTGGAATGTTATTAAAAGCATTGTATAATAAGTTCATGGATTAAAAAGGGTACGGTTTACGCCGTTGCTCTTTTTTTTACCTCTTATATAATAGAAAGGAAGGTATTTAAAAATGAAATTTATTGAGAAAATTAAATACGAACTTTATGGAAAGAAGATTGAGAAAAAAGAAGCTCATTATTATTTTTATAGAAAGTGGGAGGAAGAATGCAAACAAGCTGAAGATGAAATGTATGAACTTGTAAGAGAAAAACTGGATTTGAAAGATAATATCGAGTTTATTGAAAAATACTGTCAAGCTGCAAGAAAAGATTATTATCGTCATGAACGAATTAATCTTGAAAGCAATAATGTGGTAAGAAGCAAAGAAGAAGATGTTAATATCAAACTAAAGTTTTTCTATGCAGGTATATATACAGTAATGGGTGTGTTAGCACTTGACACTTGGCTTAAAAATAGAAAGTAATGAAGAGTTCTTTACTCTTCTTTTTTTTTTTTATTATTTTTATTTTTCTCTAGTATAATAGGGAGAGAACCCTAGATTATTTTAAAGGAGGCTATTGTTATGGCTAGATATTATTATAAAGACGGAGTTAAGATTGACGTTGAAAAGATTGGTACTGAGAACTTCAGCACTGTAATGGATGCGATTTCTCGTGACGAGGACATTGTGACTATAACCGAAGAGGAATTGGAAGAAGAAAAAAGCTTCTCATTCCTAAAAGGTATGGGCGCAGGTATTATCGGAACAGGGCTTGTATTGTTAGGTGCTGCAAAAATCTCAAAGAAAAATCTTGAAAAGAAAACTAAAGTCTACTCAGATTTGTATAGTAATAAAACTAAACAAATTAGCAAAGAAAATCAATATAACGAATAAACTATTAGAATACTGGTTTCGGCTAGTATTCTTTTTTACCTCTATTATAATAGAAAGGAAGGTATTATATTATGAACCTTAAAGAAAAATTTATTGAAAAACGTGACGCTACTATTGAATGGGCAAGTGAACATAAGGCTGAAATTATTGCTGGCACAGTTGCGACTGTAACAGGATTACTTGTTGTAAAACATGTTATGGATAATAATAAAGCGATTAAAGGTTTAGAAGTTATTCCAGAAATGTTGATAATGAATCACCTGTTGTTGAAGAACGTAACTCTGATATAGATTATTGGTCTGATGATATGTGGCAGTTCAAAGAACGTGACGAACAAACAATTAAAGATCTTTGTGAGGAAAATAAGATTAGTTATAATACAACTTACGAACAAGAAGGTTATGCTTACGGAGGAAAAGACTTTGATATTAACGGAGAATTAGTTAATGAAGAGTAATTTCTGAAGGAGGTTTAATCCTTCTTTTTTTTTTTTAGAAAGGATAATAATATGAAAGAAAATGTAGAAGTTGTTGTTAAGGTTGGATTTAATAATAAAGAGATGAGTATTATGACAACGAGTATCAATAATGTTAAATATTCTACAGATACTTGTAATGGTAATATTCATATATATCGTATCAGTATAAGAAACGCTAGAATTATGTCTAACAAACATAGAGAATACAATGCTGAATATGGACGTGAATATTATACTACCAGGGATGAGGATTTATGGGTATATGAATCTCCAAAACCTATTGAGTTTTATATAGCTAGAACAACGACTTACGAATCGCCTGAGGAAGATGATAGTAAGTATGCTACTAAATATGTTAACGGAGAACCTTATTGTAAGGTTAAGATAGAGAACAAGGGTAAGCAATGAGAACTATTCATGTATTGTATGATAAGAAGAATGACGCCCTTGGTATTGTAGAAGTGGGCGATAAAGACCTCCCAGAGGCTCTGAGAGACGCTGTAGAGTGGCATTATGAGGGTCGTAGGTATTCCTACAGGTCTTATTTTAAGGCCAACAGAGGGCAAAATAACGAGTATTTAGACGTTATTATGAAGGAGTATTAACTGCGACTTCATCGATAACTTGTTTATCGAAGGAAAGGAATGTTGAGATGTTAGAAGTAGTAATGTTATTATTGTTATTGTTTGTTTTGTTTATGTATAGTTGTGGATAAGGTTATTGATATGATGTTGCTAATATTAATTGTTATTATTATGATGTTTGTTGAAACTACTTTGTAAGGGAGAACGTTGTTATGGAAAATATGGATATTTTACAATATTTTAATGAGAATGCGAGTAAGGAAGAGTGGAAGTTAGTTCAAGATGTTTATAGTCGCGAGCTTGTGGAATTATTGAAAGAGCTTGGCATGGAAGGTAAAAAGACCTTCAATCTTGCTGAGTTATCTGTTATCTGTGTACGTTGTGTTCTTGAGAGAGATTTAGAACATGTTGAAACTATTGACCATGAACTTGGTGGAGCTTCGTTGGAATCAACAAAAGACATGTATATGGATATAATGTCGGATACATTAAAAGAATACAAGGAGGAAGAGAACAATGGATAAAGAATCTATTTTAGAGTATTACACTAAGAATGCAACACCAGAACAACATAAACTAGTTAATACGGTTTATAATTGTGATTATGCTAAACTGTTAACGGATAGTGGTTTGTCGGGTAGAGATAGTTTGACAATGGATGAAGTGTATTTGTTGTTCTTGACAATTAATCTTGAGAAGGATTTGGATGGCTGGCAAGAAAGAATGCAGAGTATTTCTGTTGGTGATAACGAAGAGACTTTTAAAGAGTTTATTGACGGTATGGAGTTGCGTTATAATCGTATTGTAAAACTTAATGGAGGAAATGTGGAATGATTGAAAGTTTAGTATATTTATTGTTAGCTATTGGTAATTCGTTGTTTGATGCATTTGTATTTATGTTTGGATGGAATACAGTTATACACAAGATTGGATTTCCTGAGATATCATACATATTGAGTTATGGTATTTGTCTCTTTATCGGGTATGTTAAAAGCAACGATGTTAACGATAAGGAAGGCGAAGAAAGGAAGGAATATATTAGAAATAAAGTTGTTTTGGGCATTGCTAATAATATAGTCTATATTGTATTATTCGTTGTGTATAGATGGATTGTGGGGTGATTCGTATGGATAAAGGTTCATTGGAAATGGTTAAGAATCAGTTTGTCGTGTTTTATCCTGTGGCTATGAAGTGGATTGCGGATAATATTAAACACATTGAAAGTTATTATGTTACATTCCCTCATGAGACAGAGGGTAAGATACATGGCGATAATTGTAAGTTTTCTATTAATATATGTATATATAATGGTGATAGGTTGACGCTTGATTGTTTTTGTATCTTTAATAACGATTATGAATTTGGTGGGCTTTATTCTGAACCAACCTTAAAGCATTTTGATAGTTGGTCTGATGGTGGTAGGTTAACAGACCCATATATTAAGATTGGTAATGGTAATATTAATTTGTATATAGAAAAGCTAAATGAGGAATTAGCTAAGATTGTTAAATAGCATTGATGATGTTTAAGAGGAGTAATATTACCGTTGCTTCTCTTTTTATTGAGAATGGAGGATTATTGTTGTTATGGAATGGAAATATGGTCTTATGAACCTTATATTGTGGTTAGGTTTTGTATTGTTTATTGTAGGATTGGACATGGATTTTGAGATAGATG